CGTAAATCTCGCTCCCCTGCATCTTCCTGATTTCGTTCAGCTTGGTCGCGTCATACTGACCGTTGAACGTCCGCAGCCCGGCAAGCAACCTCTCCGACCAACCAGCCGCCGTGTTTCGGTGGTTACGGAAAATCTCGAACTGGGTTCGGATGTACGAAGAGAGTTGGGTGAAATCTTGCTGTGGCGGTTGATTAGCGGCTGCTTTCGCAGTCGCTTGCTGTTGTAGCTGCAACTCTAGCTGCGCAGGGGGAATAACCGGGATTACGCCTGCTTGTCCAATATCGTTCATGCGGCCCTGACAAAATAGCAAGTGTGCCGGGATGATAGGAACAAGACGCTAATGAAGGCTTAACCGAGCACAATTAACTTCTTTTTAAGTGAAATAGGCCAAAGGAGTTACATGACTGATACACCCGCGGTAGCAACGCCCACACTCCCGGCGACGTTGGACCCGCAGAATCTCGTAAAACTCGCAAAAGAAATCGCCGTAGATATTCGCGACCTGCCCGTGATCCTCAAGGACTACGGGCTGAGCAAGCGCGATTTCGAGAACATCAAAGAACACCCCGCGTTCAAACGCATCTACGACGCCGCGGTGATCGAGTGGAATAGCGCCGACTCAACCAACAAGCGTCTCAACATTCTTTCCGCGTTCGGGCTAGAGCAATGCCTGCCGCACATCATCGCTAGGATTATGAGACAAGATGAAGACCTCAACAAAATCGTCGCGGCAGGCAAGCTGCTCTCGGATATCGCCGGAGTTGGACCCAAAGCTGGACAGCAAAGCGGTTCAGGAGAAAAATTCTCAATCAACATCAGTCTCGGAGCAGATACCAAAATCCGAGTTGAGAAAGATATCACACCGGCTCCGCCAGAAGAAATACAGCATGTCCTTGAAGGGACAAGAGACACAGAGAAAGTATAACAACTCCCCGAAAGGGACCGAGCGTACCCGACGATATGATACCTCCCCATTAGGACAAGAAAAATACAACCGCTATAACCATTCACCAAAAGGCAAAGAAAGACTTCGGAGATATTATGAGCGCGAAAAAGACAGACGCGGAGAAGCTTGCGGACGCGCAGGACATTATCCGCAAGAAGAATGCTGATCTTGTCGAGGCTACACGTATCATCAAGGAACTGCGGCGCGATGACGACACCGCAGAATCAATCCGTAAGTCCATCTTTGGGCTGGCGGAACGCACACCGGAACCACCGGAGTGGCTGAACGGACGCGGCGGGGTACTCGGTGCCCGCGGTGCGCCCTGCACAATATGGAGTGACTGGCACTGGGGTGAGCGTATCAATTCCGACGAAATCGGCGGGGTGAACGCGTTTGATTCAAAGATAGCCCGCACCCGTGCCAAGCGTCTCGTGGATCGTACTATCGACCTTGCCTACAACCACATGGGCCGCGCGAAGACGGAATACCCCGGCATCGTGGTGATGCTGGGCGGCGATATGGTCGGTGGAGAGAACCATGAAGAACTTATGGCGACTAACGACCGCACTGTGCATCAATCTGTTGATGACCTTACTGACGTGCTGGCTGCTGGTATCGACGCCCTTGCCACCAAGTTTGGTCGTGTATTCGTACCTTGTGTTGTCGGTAATCACGGTCGTTCTACTCGCAAGCCGCGCATGAAGGGGAGGGTGTTCACCAACTATGATTGGGCAGTTTATACAAACCTTGATCGCTATTTCCGCAAGGAAAAGCACATCCAGTTCTACATCCCTCCCGAAGCAGATGCTTATTTTTCAGTGTTTGGTCACCGCTATCTCCTTACTCACGGTGATAGCATGGGTGTACGCGGAGGCGACGGGATAATCGGAGCCATCGGCCCGATCATACGCGGCACCATCAAAATTGGCAGGAACCAGTCGCAGATCGGACGCGACGTTGACACCTTCTGCATCTGCCACTGGCACCAGTACATCGCGCTACCGGGGCTGATCGTCAACAACTCGTTCAAGGGCTTCGACGAGTACGCGATGTTGCAACTTCGCGCTCTCTACAGCCGTCCCTCGCAGGCGCTCTGGTTCACGCACCCTGAGCATGGGATCACCGCACACTGGCAGGTCTACCTCGAAGATCAGCAGTCGGTGTCCGACAGCAAGACATGGATTAAATGGCAGGCTTAATATGCCCGGTATTAACTACGATGCACCTCCTACCTGTGCCAGCTTCATGAAGTCGGAGTCGTTCGGACGGCTTATCGCCGGTCCGGTCGGCTCCGGCAAGACCACGGCCTGCGTTATCGAGTGTCTCCGCCGCGCTATCGCGCAGGCTCCTGCGCAGGACGGGCTGCGGTACACCCGCTTCGCCGTCGTCCGACAGACCCTCAAGCAATTAAAAGACACCGTGCTGAAGGACTGCCACACATGGCTGGGCGGTCTCGGCGAGTGGAAGATCAGCGACAACACCTACTACCTGAACTTCGGCGACGTGCGCTCGGAGTGGATTTTCATTCCTCTGGAAAATGCAGAGGATCAGGCCCGCCTGCTGTCGATGCAGTTGACCGGGGCTTGGATGAGTGAAGCCATCGAAATGAACCTCGACGTGGTTGCCCCGCTCAGCGCCCGTATCGGTCGTTATCCGTCCGGCGCACGAGGTACCCCTACATGGTTCGGCATCATCGCCGACACCAACTTCCCCACCGAGATGACGCCGTGGCACAGCTTCATGGAGAACCCGCCGCAGGACTGGCAGATTTTCAAGCAGCCGTCCGGGCTGTCCGACGAGGCCGAGAACCTGAACTTTCTGGTGCAGAGCGAGGCCACGATCAAGCTGCCTGTTGACCATCCTGCCCGTGTCGCGCAAGGGCGCAAATACTACGAGCGCTTCGTGGACATGTACGGCGAGGATAGCGACTGGGTGAAGCGCTACGTCCATGCAAAATACGGGGACGACCCGTCAGGTGCCGCGGTGTTCAAGTCCACATTCAAGTCCGACTTCCACATCGTGGACGATACAATGGTGATCCCCGGCTACCCACTAATCGTGGGTCAGGACTTTGGGCGCAACCCGTGGTCGCTGATCTGCCAAGTCGATCACATGGGCCGGGTCCTAGTGCATCAGGAAGTCCCCGGCAGAAACATAGGACTGGAAAAACATGTTGCGAATAACCTACGACCTGTATTGTTTGGCAACAAGTTTCTTGGACATAAAGTGGCGGTCGTGGGCGACCCGTCGGGTGTTGCGAAGAGCAGCATCTCGGAGGAGTCGTGTTTCGATGCTCTCAAGCGGCTTGGATTACCGGCATTTCCCGCTGTTACAAATGATATCGAGCCTCGTCTCCGGGCGGTAGAGGCGTTCCTCGGACGGCAGGTGAACGGCGGACCGGCACTGGTGATCAGCCGCGCGGGCTGCCCGTTCCTGTGTCGCGCCATGTCAGGCGGCTACCGTTTCACGAAACTCAAGAGCGGAGCGCTCAGGACGGTCCCCGATAAGACCGACCCCGAAGGCTTCTCGCATATCGCCGACGACCTGCAATACGTTTGCTTGGTCGCGCACGGCGGGGTAATCGAGGAGATAAGCAGAAGGCTGCGGCCACCGATACGAGGACGCCGACCAAAGATAACAGCAGCGGCATGGACCTAGTTCGGAAAAGTCAGGCAGTTGTAGATCAGCAGCGCCAGCACTACTAAGAAGCAGATGATAAGGAAATCCCCAAAGGTCATTTCTTTTTCTTGAGGTACTGCACGAGCCGCAGATCAATGCGCTTGTGCTTGCGACCGTTCTTCATTCTCGCCTGACGGCGGCGGCGTTTGGCAGTAGCGGTAACAGTCATCACTAGCCCTTGGGTTTCAGACGGTTTAGTTCGGCTTCCAGTTTGGCGATCTTTCGCGACTTTCGGCGGTGCATCCAGCGCTGGAATGGTTTGCTCTCGTATATCTGCATGCAGTAGTAGATGAACGGCGGCAGGGCAAAAATGAATGGCCACAAGCCCGCAAGCACCCCCAACGTAGCGATACCGGACACGATATGCGCCACCCATTGGGACAGTGATAGATGGTCTATGTCCATAACATTGTCTCGAATATGCATGGGCAACCCATGATATATCTAACCCACCGCCCTACCGCGGCGTGAAGCCGCACAGGGGGTTAATACCCTGTACGGCTTTATACGCGGTTAATTTACCCGGTCTTCGGAGGTGGGGCAGAGCATTATCTGCTCCAAGTACCGGACCAAGGACTGGCGAGCGGCTTCGGCGAAGGCGAGGCACTTGGTCTCGGCCTCGTCCAGCTTGTTCATATCCAGAATGCCCTCG